TGGATTAAAGAGAATACAAAAAACATTTATTTAATTAAAATTGAGCATAGTTTAACAGTTGGAATACCCGATTTAATGACAATTTTGGGCGGTGTAATTAACTTAATTGAGTTAAAACAAATTAAATCTAATACACTTGAAAATTGGGGCTTAAATAAATTCCAACGGGCTTTCCATATTAAACATAATCAAGCGGGTGGGCGTTGTTTTATCTTAGTTAATAGCCTCTCTCAAAGAGCCTTGAAACTTTTAAGACTAGGGGCGGGGGGCTATTCCCATATTCTCACGCAACCAAAGACTAGGGACGGGGTACAAAAAATCTTAGACGCAATAAAAAATTACCAAAATTAATTGTGTGAAATTATTGTAAGCGGTAACGATCACTTATCGGTACCAATATTTTCCCATATATTCGGGGGGCGTGGGGTATTTTCCCACAATAACGGCACAAGGCTCAATTCACTTTCTAAAATTGATTGTTAGAAATTACTGGAATTTCACGGAAAAATAATATAAAATATGTTCTGATATGTGTGGATACGTAAGTTACTTACACGTAAACAAGGATATAACATTTGAAAAAAATTTTTGGGAAATTTTGAAACTTTAAGGTTCATGGCAGAAACAAATTTACCTACTGATAAATTAAGGCTCAAAGTCGAGAAGCTTTGGCTAGAACACATAAAGTTGTGTCAGGATAATTTTTTATATTTTGTAAAAGAAGTCTGGCCTGATATTGTTATGAAACAGGAAAAAGATCCTGATAAGTGGGGGCATCATCAAATTATGGCTCATGAGTTTACTAAGATTGCTACACAGAAAAAAGGGAGGCTCATAATCAATATGCCTCCTAGACATACTAAGTCTGAGTTCGCTTCGTTTTTGTACCCTGCTTGGATGATAGGGAAGTTTCCTAAAATGAAAATTATGCAGGTGACACACAACGCAGAATTATCAGCAAGGTTCGGTGCAAAGATTAGAAACTTAATGGATACACCTGCGTATAAACAAATATTTGGTGATGTGTATTTACGGCCTGACGCTAAAGCAAAATCTAAATGGGAAACCAATCATGGTGGAGAATATTTTGCTGCTGGTGTTGGAGGCTCGATTACAGGACGGGGTGCTGACCTTTTGATTATTGACGATCCTCACACGGAACAAGATGCTTTTAACAAAGCAGCTTTCCCTAGAACATATGATTGGTATTTAAGTGGGCCCCGACAGCGTTTGCAACCTGGCGGATCAATTGTTTTGGTTATGACGAGATGGGCCACTAATGATTTAACAGGTCTCCTAACTAAAGCAGAAGACGAACCAAAAGCAGACAAATGGGCTAAGATATCTTTCCCTGCATTGTGGGACGATGGTACACCGTTGTGGCCTGAGTATTGGAGCAAAGAAGATCTTGAGCGAACAAAAGCATCTATTTCAATTAGAGGTTGGTCAGCTCAGTATCAACAAAACCCTACATCAGAAGAAGGTGCATTATTAAAACGAGAATGGTGGCAACCATGGGAAGGATCAATACCAGAATTAGAATATGTAATTCAATCTTATGATACAGCTTTCAGTAAAAAAGAAACTGCCGACTATTCTGCTATAACCACTTGGGGAGTCTTTAGACCCTATGAAGGTTATGAGAAGGCTTTGATATTACTTGATGCTGAAAAAGGTAAATACGATTTTCCTGATTTAAAAAACAAAGCTTTTGAATTATATAAATATTGGGAGCCTGACATGTGTATCGTTGAGGCCAAAGCTTCAGGGCAACCCTTACTTCAAGAGTTTAGACGGGCTGGAATTCCTGCAATAGATTACTCACCAAATAAAGGAAAAGATAAATATACTAGGGTTAATACCTGTGCTGCTGTATTTGAGGCTGGCTCAGTTTTCTATCCTGAAGGAGAGAAATTTGCTGAAGAGGTAATCGAAGAATGTGCTGCGTTTCCTCATGGAGAATACGATGACTATGTTGACAGTACCACACAGGCGGTGTTAAGGTACAGACAAGGCGGGTTTTTAACATTAGAAACAGATTACAAAGATGTTGATGCCCCACCAAAAGATTACGTATATTACGGATAGGAGAATTAAATATGGCCGAGCCAAAAAGAGGATCAGTAGCAGCTTTCAAAGCAGCTGAAGAAAGAAGAAAAGCAAGACTAAGCAAACCTTCTGCACCAAAATCAAATGCAAGAAAAGAAGCATTCAATAAAAAAGTTGCATCAATAAATAAATCAAGAACTGATCAAGGTTCTGTTTCAAAATTCAAAGCAGCTGAAGAAAGAAGACAACAAAGATTAGCAAAAGTTAATCAACCAAAATACGGCTCTCCAAAAATGAAAAGACAAAGAGCGATGGCTGATGTTGAAAAAGATCTACCAAAAGCAAAAACAACAACAGGTAAAATAGCGGGAACATCAGTTGCTGCTATGGGTAAAGATAGAGTTGGAAATAGAGCAGGTAAAGTTGCTGCAGCAGGAAAGACAGCTGCACCAAAAGCTGAAGCATCAACTCCTAAAAAATCTGTAGACCTATCTGGATTCGGAGCAGCATTTAAAAAAGCAAGAGCTCAAGGTGTTGGAACTAAATTTGCTTACAACGATAAACAGTATGCAGCTGTAACTAAAGATGATATTTCAAGAGCAGGTAAATCTTCTCTTAAAGAATTTTTAGAATCTTCAAAAAGAAAAGCCACTACTAAATTAGCAAAGGCTCCTGGACAAATTGTTAACAAACAATCTGGCGGAATGATTTCTGATGAAAGAAAAAAAAGAATTGCAGAAATGATGAAAAAAGCAAAAGAAAGATCTAATCAAAGAAGACAAAGAATGGATCTCGAAAAAATGAAAAAGGAATTTGAGAAAAGAGAAAGAGCTCCAATGAAACCTATGCCTATGGATCCTAACAAAGAGTATAGAGCGAAACCTATGCCTTTGACTCCTGACACAGAATATAAATATGAACTAATGCCATTTAGACCAGAGTTGAAAGAAAGACCAATGAGAAGATCTATGGATAGATTCAAATCTGGCGGAAGCGTCATGGCTCGTGGTTGTAAGATGGGTAGAAAAAAAGCAACTAAAATTTATTAATGCTTGCATTAGTTTCTGTTTGCTTTAAAAAAGGGGTAAGATGAGTTCAGAAATATTTGATGAAGTTGACGAAACTTTAAAAGTCGAGGACGAAACTGTAGAACCTAAATCAAAAGAATTTAGAATCGAAGGTGAAGAAGTCGAGGAAGAGTTAGAACTCGAACAAGATAATTTTTATGCAAACCTTGCAGAAGAATTAGACGACAATATCCTAAATAAAATATCATCACAGTTAAGAGGAGAATTTGAAAGAGATAAATCCTCAAGAAAAGAATGGGAAGATGGATACACATCTGGCCTTGATCTTTTAGGTTTTAAATACACGCAACCTTCAAAACCGTTCAGAGGAGCGTCAGGCGTGACTCATCCACTTTTATCCGAGGCGATTACACAATTCCAAGCACAAGCGTATAAAGAATTATTACCATCCTCTGGCCCTGTCAAAACAGCAATCGTAGGTGTTCAAAATGAACAGACCGAGGATCAAGCTTCACGGGTCAAGGAATTTATGAACTATCAGATTACGGAGAAGATGGAAGAATACACTCCAGAGATGGATCAATTATTATTTTATTTACCATTAGCAGGATCTGCATTTAAAAAAGTTTATTACGATGAATTAATGGACAGACCTGTTGCTAAATTTATTCCTGCAGAGGATATTATAGTTCCATACTTTGCATCAAGTTTATTAGATTGTGAAAGAATTACCCATGTTCTTAGAATGTCAGAAAATGATTTGTTTAAGAAAATGGAGTCGGGTTTCTATAGAGATGTAGATATTAAACCTTCAACCAATGCACAAACATCTATTCAAAAGAAGTATGATGAATTAGAAGGTAAGTCTCCAACTCAAGATGCATACAATTATCAAATATTAGAAATGCATGTGGATTTAAATTTAGAAAAGTTTGAGAATCCAAAAGACAATGAAAAGAAAGTTAAAGTTCCTTACATCGTAACCATTGATGAAGGCTCAGGACAAATTTTAAGCATATACAGAAATTACGAACAAGGTGACAAACTCTTTAAGAGAAAAGAGTATTTTGTACATTACAAGTTTTTACCAGGTCTAGGCTTTTATGGA